CCCTCAACATCACTTCCGCTAAGGAACCGAATGTCTTGCCAGAGCCGACTGGCCCCATCAGACCACGCACAAAGCTGTCGTCGTTTAAAAAATCCCATACCGTCGGGCTTTCAGAAAAATCCAAATTCAGACCCGCAAGCGCGTCAGTGGTAGGCTCTTTCCTACGCCGGGGTGATCTGTCAGTTGCTCTTGATGATCGCGCCATTCTACGCCTCTGGGTCAAAAATAATAGTCATATTATCATTAAAATCGTCGCTCTCTAACTCAAGCATAGGCCCGCCGCACTCAGTGCAAACAATAGCCTCGCCGCCATCATACACCCGACCCCTAGTCAGCCGTGAGCAATAGCCGCACAATATATCCCGCTTAAAAAATCTAACGCTGAAATATTCCTTTATGTCAATTACGTCAGCCATCGCCGTCAATCTCCACAATCTTTGTCGTTGGCCCGGTAATGTTGATGCCAATCATACTAGGTTTCTGGCTGTCACTGTTAGGCTCTAACAACCCGCGATGCTTCGCCAATAGCCTCAAGGCAGACAATTTGTCGTGCATCTCAACCTCAATCGTATTGCCAAACTGATTGGGCGTGACTTTGACCTTCTTAATCGAGCGTTTCGCCCGCTCCGACAACTGATCGCTGGGCGTCAGCGTCACCCGCCCCATATCATCCCACTGGATAACGTCAGTCGCCTCACCGGCTCCAATCGCCTCTAACTCTTGCACCACAGCCTCGCGGCGAACTTCATCGTCAGCCGCGAGCGCCGCCCGCTGCTGCCTAATCGTTAGCTTGTCTGACACTCAAACACTCCGATCCTGTTGCGGCATAACCGGCTATGTCGACCCAGCTATCCTGATGTTCTGGCGTCGCAGCCAGCCTAGCCAGCTTCACGCCAACCATCATCATAGCGACCTGCTCCGGCTCAATCTGTATGCCAAGCAGTGCCGTCCATATAACGGCGATACGCTCGTGATTTTCCCATATGCTGCCGTAGTCCTCGCCACGATCAGCGACAGTGGCCTTGGCGGCGTCGAGTAATTCGTATCTGTTCATTCTTCGGTATCCCCTTTAACGTCAATAATCTTTAGGTTGCAGCCAGTGCATTTATATTCGCGCTTATGCTTATCATCGCGCCGTAACTCGATCAAGCTGCGACAGCGCGGGCATTGGCTGTTCGCCAGCTTACGCTCAAATGAGCCATCGCCCTCATCAATCATCGGCCTCTCCTGTTCCCCCACAAGAATAGCACGATGTCCATTGGACGCAACCATAGCCGTCCGGCTCGCGGATGAAGCCGTTGTCGCAGTCGGTGCAGCGTTTTGGGCGAAAATTTTGTGTGGCACCCCCTATCGATAGATGGGAGGGGCGGGGGGCAAGGGGTCGATTTTCCTGTGTGGTGGGTGTGTCGCCGCCCGCGCCGTACACCGACAAACCAACGTTTGCTGCCGTGTACTTCATAGCCCCATCCCCACTGCCACATCATAAAGCGATGGCACACCAGCCCGGCGCTCGATGGCTTTATCGCAGGTATTCAGCGTCGCAGCCTCGACATCAGCCGCGGTAAAGCCAGCGTTCGCCAGTCGCCGAGCGTGTGACATTTCGTTGTCGATCAGCCGCACTTGCCCGGTCGCCTGCATCACGGCGCGGATGTAAGTCTGGGCAAGGTTCCTCGAAGTTAACTCGATTTCGGTTAACTTTGGCTGGCCTCGACCGGCCAAGCCGGGCGCGTGAGAGAGCGATTGTAAATCCCCCAGACCCCCTGTTTCTTTATCGTGTGCGTCCTCTTGGTCAGCCACAAGCTGCAATGGCTTTGCAGCGTGTATATCCTCGTATGTTGGCAATGCTTCATCTCCATCCCACAGCACCTGATACCTGTTGCTCTTCCAGCCGCTTGATGTCTCTTGGTAGTCCTTTGGCTGCAACTGCCTGACGTACCGCTTACGCTTCAACACTTTCATAGCGGCGTGTATCGTCACGCGCTCTTTGTAGCCTGTCACAGCGCACAACGTGTCCATCGAAGGCCAACACACACCAGCCGCGTTAGTGTGGATGCACAACGCCCCTAGCACCCGCAGCTCGCGTTCCTTTAGCTCACGATCATTGATGGCTCGCGATGGCATCACTGACCATTTCCTAGAAAGGGATTTCATCATTCAATTCCTTTTCAAGTTTCGTTTTCACCTTTTCAACAGTAGCACCGGGGAACACAGCCTTGACAGCATCAACTGTCTTGTTCTCATCCCACGCTGCCAGCAACCTGCCGATCTCGTCAACGCTGTAAACCACCATCTCGCGGTTGTCGCGCTTCACCCGGCTCACCTCGTAATCATTCGCCACGATAGCCAACACACGGCCATCGGGCATCTTGCCCTCGATCCACTCGCCCTTTAGCGGCTGCACACCAGCAGCGATTGCCGCCTGCTCTAACGCTGCCACCCCGCGCAATGTCACGTCAACCTGATGCTCAACATCTTCCATCCTATCTATCGCAGCGTTCAGCTTATCCATCTGAGCCTCAAAGCGATCTCTCAGATCACCGCCCACTACCCAGATCAGACGATCCACCCCCCACTTGCGTTCAACCTCACTGACGCGATCATCATACCGATGCAGCGCATCCTGTTGTCGCCTCATCACAGCCTGACTAGGCGCATAGTGTTGCTTGCTTGGTTTCCTCATTTTTCCCTTCAATTTACCCTCCTCTGGGTGGGGTGCGATGGTAGGGTGCGATCCCTAGGGATCATCGCACCCGCCCCACCCTGCGATGAACGTGCGATATGGGTGGGATGGTCACCCCACATTTTACGATAAGTCCCTGTTTATCCACACTTTACCCTCATGCACTGTCACCACACCCTTATCTTGCAGTCCCTGACGTGCATCTTTGCGTTGTGCGCTCGTTAAATCGGGTGATTTTGACTTGTGAGCGTCGTGCCATTGGCCTACTGACAGGGCGTCTGTGCTTAGTTTTATCAGCGTATTTTGCAGCGCTTGGAAGGCGTGTTGCTGCCTCGCCGACAGGCTTTGCTTCTTGGTTGCACCCTGCGCCTCAATGGGTTTCATCACGACGCTGGCATCATCCACCAGCGCAACTGGCGTCATCTCAAAGGTTATTTTATCCATTGGATCACTATCTTTTTGTTTCTCCATCGCCAGCGCGACGATGTTCTCAGCCTTGCCCACTGACAACACAGTGTCAGCCGCACCGGCTAGGGCGCTTGACCCGCGCATAGAGTTGATGCCCCTGCTCGCGTCCTTGCCAGCGTGATGTATCGCCAGCAGGCCGCAGCCGGTGTGATGCTTCACCGCGTCACAGCCTCTAATAAACGCGCTCATATCTGTGGCGCTGTTCTCTTCGCCGGTCATTGACCGAGCCACAGTGTCAATAACCAAGCAGCTAAATTCCTCGTTGAGACTGTCAATGGTGCGCAGCAGCTTCTCAATGCTTTCCTCGTCCATCATATCAACGGCCATAGGCAAGACGCGCAGCAGGCCGGTATCCTCAACCTGATTATGCAGCTTCCACGCCTTGACGCGCTTACCAAGCCCGCCAACGCCCTCACCGGCGATGTACAGCACCACACCGCGCCTTGTCTGTCTGCCGTGCCACGCCAAGCCGTGCGCCATACAAAGCGCCATATCAATAGCTATGAAGCTCTTGCCGGTGCCGGGTGCGCCATACATCACACTGAAGCCGTGCTTTGTCAGTACGCCGTCAATCATCCACTCGACAGGCGGCATCGACATCAGGTAATGCTCATCATACAGCGGATAAATGTCAGGCTTCGGCTCTGGCGCTGTCTCGACCACCGGCGTTTGCTTGGCTAAGGCCAGCAACGCCGCCTTGTCACCGCCAGCTTGCAGCCAGTCGGCCACGTCGCCCTTTGGCGGCAGGTTCGGCAGGTCGAGGCGCTTGATCTTGCCCACCGTGCCGTACAGCGCAGCAATCACGGTGTCGGCGTGTGCTTGCCCGGCCTCATCATTGTCGGGCAGCACTACGACATTGCGCCCCTCGAAATACTGCGCAAGCTCCGGCTTCCAATTCTTTGACCCGCCACTGTTTGTCGTGGCGATCAGGCCAAGCTCGATCAACGCATCGGCGCATTTCTCGCCCTCAACAATAAACACCGGCGCTTGTGGGTTGGTGATTATTGCCGGCAGATTATACGGCAGCGGGTCAATGTCCTTGATGCTGTTGATCCAGCCACCCCTGTCATCAGGCCGACGCTGCCTAAACGTCTTTGGGTTATCGAACCGCAACACCTGATAGGCCAGTACGCCGTCAGCATTATAATAATCGTAAGAACGTGCGAGGCTCGGCACGACTGGCAGGCTCTTTTGTTGCTGCCTGCTGATGCCAAACTTACGCTCAAGCACGTCGGGGATATTGCCGTTGATGCTTGCTGGCTCGTTTGCTTTCACCAATGCCACCACGCCGCCGCTTTCGCCTGTCTCAAAATCAGTCCAAACCCCTTTACGCACGTCAATGCTCTTGCTGCCGTGGTTGCCCCAGCGCAACTCTGTGCCTTTCGACAGGCGCGGGTTCGGCTCACCCCAATAGTGCCTCGCCACCTGCTCAATATATGCTGCAATATTTGTCATCTCATTACCCCAATCCCTTGACCCCTTTAAAAGCGTGACCGGCGGCAGTCAAGGGAGGAACCCGCCGCCGGTCACTACCGCCGCTAGAACAAATCAGCGCCCTCAACTACTGAAGGGGTTGCAGCAATCGGGGCTGCTACAGCGGCGGGTTCTGGGGCAGGTTCTGCCTTATCTAAGCCAGCCGGGCGATCAACCCAGCCAGAGATCGACCACTTAGGCGAGCGAAACGTCTGCGTTCCTTGAGCCTTGGTTTCGATCTGGATGCGATCAGAGCCGGTGATCTCGATGACCGGCACCTTTCCCGGATTGTCAGCCTTGCCAGCCAAGTAGGCATCGTGCAGGTTGTTCATCTGATTACGCACTATCTTGCTGCTGCTGCTCATCTCACGCAGGCCGATCTCTTTGTTGTACATCCGAATGCGGAAGCCTTCCTTGTGTTCATCGCTAGGCTTGACCGGCATTGGCTCGCCAACCTTGACAAAGCGAAAGTCTGGGCCAGTCGTGGTAAAGGCGATGAACCCAACCTCGATTGCATCCATATCCATCACCACCTTAAAAGGCAAATCCATTTCGGTTTCGCTTTTCTCCCAGTGGCCGTCCGCCCCTTGGTGCCGGTCTTGGCGCACGAATGAGCCATCCTTTGCACTAAATTTCATTATTGGCAGGAAATCCCCGCCGCCTGATGATGTAGTCTCTGTAAAACCTAAAGCCATCTTTTTCTCCATTTAACTTTAGAACTACCGCACAACCGTTGCGGCTCGGATCGGGAAATAGGCACAGATATCCGCGTCTTGGGCATCGCCTCTGTCGCTTCTGCCACCCTTCCCCAATGTATAATCGCCAGCGAAATCAAACCGGGCGATACAATCTTGATACACGTTCAACAGATACGCTGGCAAGCCTGTGTGCTGCGTCAGCGTCCTAGCTTGTATAACTTTTGATAGGCTGATCATCGCTGTGTCGTACTGCAACAGCCGCACATTGCGATGCTTCACCTCGATAAATGCCTTGGCCTCGTTGTCCTTGAACACCACAAAATCGAGGCGATACTGTATTGGCAGCTTGTAGAAATCGTAACCGTGAGCCGCAAAAGCGTCAGCCAAAGCCTGCTCTTTGCGTCTGTCGGTTTCGGTTTCGTACATCGGCCTAGCCATCAGCGAGATGCTCCCTGACAATCATCATCGCCGTCATCGTGTCGCACTCGACCGCATAACGCCAATCGTACTGCTCGGCTATGTCGCCTGTTGGCTCGAAGCCATCCATCCCGACAATCGCAGCGACCGGAAAGCGCCAGCGCCAAGGCAGGCGATCATAGCGATAGACCAGCAGGGGCAGCTTGCCACTCTCTGTAGCCAGAGCCGCAGCGCAAACCTGATCCCACCAGTTTGGGTCAATGCCATATCCGGCGCGTTTGCGTTTCACCTCAATGACAAAGGGAAAATCTGGGTCGCTGCAAATGATGTCGCCCAGATCAGACTGCCTGTATTGATTGATGTCGCGCTGAAACGTCAGGCCATTAGCGTCGCCGCCAAGCTCATCGGTTAGGATTGCGATGATCTCGCGTTCCCCGCCCATCCCCTTGTTGCGGCTATTAACCATCGCGGCGAGCCAAACTGCGCAGCGTTTGCGCGGCAACGTCGCTGTCACTTAAAGCCGCAATGCGCCGATCCAGCCCCTGCTCTAGCAGTTCATCTGCCAGCGCAGACATTGAGCGATGCGATGATACGTCAAGAACGAACCGCAGCTTGTCAACTGTGTCGCTCCTGAGCCGTAACATTTGGTTTTTTATCCCAGCCATTTCAATGGTTTACCTTTTTTCAATAAAAAATGTTATTTAGTACTTGTAACACAGTTATAGAATTGTTAAATAGTTATTAGTCACTAGTAATCAAAGGGAGACGACAAATGGCTAGAGACACCAACCACATCGAAAACCGCGACGCTTGGGAACGCGGGCGTGACGCCGCTATTAAAGCTAATGCGTCTATTGGGCGCAACAAGCGTTGGATCGCCGAGGATGAGACGCGCAAAGAAATTGAGCGTTTTGTGGCTGGTGGTGGTAGCGATTTTATCGCTGATATGCGCGACGCGTTGCATGAGTGGGGCAGCCTGACAGAAGGCCAAGAGGCTGCTGTTCGCAAAATTATGGCACGCGAAGAGCAGCGTGAAGCCGAGCGTACCGCAGAATGGGAAGCCGCCGCAGATTGCCCTGCCGGTCGTGTCGAGGTTTCCGGCGTTATCATCTCAACTGACATCCGCGAGACCGCCTTTGGCAGCCAGTGGAAAATGCTGGTGCGTGATGACAGCGGCTTTAAGGTTTGGGGTTCTATCCCATCAAAGCTGCATGAGCCTGCCGAGGAAAATGGCGAGTGGCTTACCGGCCAAGCTATGAAGGGCAAGCGCGTGTCGTTTGTTGCGGCTGTTGAGCCTAGCAAAGACGACCAAAAGTTCGGATTTTTTAAACGGCCAACCAAAGCCAAGCTAGAGGACTAAGCCAATGACCACATACATCGCTTACTATCGTGTATCAACTCAGCGCCAAGGCCAGTCAGGTCTTGGCCTTGAGGCGCAACGCGCAGCCGTCGCCGGTTACAACATCGTCGCTGAGTATACTGAGGTCGAGAGCGGCAAGAAAGCCCAGCGCCCACAGCTTGCCGCCGCACTGGCCGAGGCCAAGCGCACTGGCGCGACGCTGCTGATTGCCAAGCTCGACCGCCTAGCGCGTAACGTTCACTTTATCACCGGGCTGCTCGAAGCTAACGTGCCAATCGTCTGCGCCGATATGCCGGAAGCAGACCGCACGTTCTTGCAGATGGCTGCTGTGTTCGCCGAATGGGAAGGCCGCAAGATCAGCGAGCGCACCAAGGCCGCACTAGCTGCTGCCAAGGCGCGCGGCGTCAAGCTCGGCTCGCCCAACCCTGCCGCTGCTGGCCGTGCGTCAGCGGCCAAGCGCGTGGCGCGTACTAACGTCGTTGCCAAGCAGGCAATGCCTATCGTCTCGGTGCTGCGTGAGGCTGGTGCCTCACTACGCACCATCGCCGCCAAGTTAAACGAGGCGGGCATTCCAACAGCACTGGGCGGGCAATGGTACGCCAGCACCGTGCGCAATCTAATGGGAGCAAACTAATGGTTAAAGACGCAATCGGAATGTTGTTTGTGACGGCGTTTGCCATCACGTTTTTTACTAACTTTATCACCACCGAATACAACGTGTGGGCTTTGATGGTTAAACTAGGGGGTGCGGGATGATTGTTTATCTTGCGACCAATACGGTCAACGGTATGCAGTATGTTGGCATAACTACCAGATCATTGAAGGATAGAAAACGCGGGCATCTTTCTTCAGCAAAAAAAGGAAAGGGTTTAGAAGGTACTTTTCCAAATGCTGTACGAAAATTTGGTTTTGATAAGTTTACTTTCAAAATAATTGACCGCGCATCATCTGTTGAAGAACTAAAAGAAAAAGAAGAAATTCACATTACGCGCCTTATGACTTTAACCCCTAACGGTTACAACCAAAATAAGGGCGGCGCACTTGCCGGTCTTAACGGCGGCCATCCTATCTCAATCAATGGAATAGTTTATTCCAGCAAAAGAGAAGCTGCATACGCATTTGGTTTGTGTGAAGGCCAGCTATCAGCCCGATTAAACAAAGGCTGGACAATAGATCAAGCTTGCGGAATTAAAGGACACCCAGATGGGCGCAGTTGGATCAAACTAAAAGTCGGCGACAAAAGCTTTGAAAGTTTTAGGGAAGCTTGCCAACATTTCGGAGTAAATGAACGAACAGCTTTAACTAGATATAAAAAAGGATATCCCTTGGAAAAGGTGTTTTGCAAAAAAAGTTACAAGGGCATTAAAACGGTTGTTGAGGGGAAAACCTTTCCCAATCGTGTGGAAGCCGCCAAGGCATACAACATTGACGTAGGGTTATTAAATAAAAGATTAGGTTACGGCTGGACGATTGAACAAGCCGTAGGTCTTGAAAACAGAAGATGAGAATAAATCACAAGGAGCAAACTAATGGTCGGAAAACTTACACCGGATAATCAATTGAGCGCGAGCAAAGCGCCCGCTTTGCTGAACGCATCACCGTGGGAAACACAGAACGAATTGCTTGAGGCAATGATTAGCATTGACGAAGGCAACCCGCCAAAGTGGATACCGCAAAATGAGCCAATGGAACTGGGCGATTTCTTTGAGCCGCTCATATTGCAAAAGGCCGTTGATAGGCTCGGCCTGACCAATTCCGAGCTAGACATCACCGTGCCATATCAGCACGACCACCTGCCGCTGGCGGCCAGCCTCGATGGTACCGCCGTTGGGAAAGGCTCGGTCATAGCCAACTGGGATAAGGGTATCTATGTGCCTCAAGGCGGGGTAATTGACATTGAGGGTATCGGCGTCCTTGAAGCCAAGCTGACTAGCGCACGGCCAGAGGAAATACCAGCACCGCACAGAGGCCCGCTGCAATTGCAGGCGCAGCTAATGTGTACCGGCTACAAGTGGGGCTGCGTCGCCGTGCTGTATCAAAGCACAACGCTGCGACTGTTTGTCTATCAGGCTGATGAGGTTGTGCAGCGCCGCATCCGCGGGGCGGTTATTGATTTTGAAAATCGCCGAAAAAATATGGACAAGTACCCGGTCGTGTCACCGGCTGATGGGGTGGCGGCATATGGCAGGGTCGACGCAGACGCACCGCCCATCGAGCTAGAAGGCGACGATGCAATGTGGGTTGACCATTTGATGACGGCCAAGGCCAACAAGGCGATGGCCGAGCGCGAGATCGACATTGCCACCGCTGCCATAATGGACAAGATGGGCAGTCACGACACGGCCTTTGCATCGGTGGGCAATCGCCGGGTGCAGGTCAAGTGGCCGACACGCAAGATGCGCGCCCAGCCTGAGAAGGTCGTGCCAGCAAAGCCTGAGACTGTCATGCGCCAGAAAACCCTAACGCTAAAGGAGATCGACTGATGGCTAAACAAAATGGCCCAAGGCGCAAGGAAAGCTCTTGGAAGCCGGTTGTGGACGCGGTGGCTGCTTACCACCGCCACAACGGCTACGGCCCGACAGTGAGCGAAATAGCCTATGTTGTTGGGCGATCAAGAACAGCCGTCAGGTTTCAGTTGGACAAGCTGATAGAGGATGGCATCATAACGCACACGCCCGGCAAGATCAGAACGATCAGGGTGGTGGAATAGATAAGGGGGCGAAAGCCCCTTTATTTTGTTAAGCCTTTTACTTTTTCTACAGTTCTGAGGCCGCCTAAACCAAGCATCCCCAAAAGCACAGTCATCAGGCTATCCATATCAAACGCCGGTAACTCAGGCGCTTCCACGCCAGCATAAGAAAAACCAAAGATAGTTATTGGGGCTAAAACAAAGTGCCATATCATCGCAAAGCTCAGGCCCCAGCCAAGGAAGGGTCGCCAACCCGCCACAAAAATACTGCGATGCTGCGCCTCCATCTTGTTAATTTCTAGCTGACCCTTGGCAAGTTCTTGCGCGTGGTTCTGTGCCATCGTGGCAACCTCATGCGCGAGCCTTGCCTTCTGATCCTTGTCCTCAATGAACTTATCCAGCAGGCCGGTGACTGGCCCTATCAATGCTTGTATCATTTCTTTGTCTCCGAGTTTAGAAACACGGCCAGTGATCCTGTCATTGCACCAGTGACCACACTAATCAGGCTGGCCTGTTGTGTCGATAGGTCTGGTTGGGATAGCGCCCACTCGATGCAGCGCACATAAACCACCGTCATCGTAAAGATCATCAGGCGCGGGATGATCTTGTATTCTAGCAGCGCCTTGCTCATCCCCAATACGCCTTTGGTTTGTTTCTCTTGTTGATGCGTTTCTTGTGTACGCCGGGACGGCGAACCCGCTT